ACATTTTTTGGTAGAACATTATGGTTTTTCATTTTTGTTTGATCATAACCATTATAAAACAAAGAATGTTCATTTTCAATTTTACCAACTAATTGTAAATTAGCTGGTGCAAGATTATTAAAATTTTGTTCGTAAATTTTATTAATAGCTGTAAAAATATCTAAAGGCACTTGATACTTTAAAATAGACTGACCTAAAAATATAAAATCAAACTTTTGGTTTTCCATGTTGAGTTAATTGTTCTTTTTCTTTGTAAGAGCTTTCTAATTCACCACTAGCTTTAATTCTTTCCAAAGATTGTAATTGACCCATTACATTAAATATTTCAGATTCATTAGAATTTGCATTTAATGTTTTTGCTTTTTCTTGATATTGTAATCCATATGATTCTAGTTGGTGTTGGTTAACGTCTTTATCATTAAACGATCCATCGTTAAATTCTTTTTTTAATTTAGACCACATCTTAATTTCTCTCATTCTATGTTTTGCAACTTTTTCCA